CAAACGAGGAGCGCTGGAACAAATGCTGTTTGAGGAGATTGCCAAGGTAACCGCAGAACCCGGCGCAATGTACTCAGCAGCCGTTGAGAAACATGAAGACGGCAAAGCGAGACTGCTCCTCACCTCGGATGTCGTCAATTATGTGATCATGAGTTACGTGTTGTCGCCTGTTGAGAAGGTGCTAAGCCATGATCAGAGGCTGGACTACAGTGACGATGTGGTTGGCGAGTGGGCAAAGTTTGCGTTGCGTGTGCGTCAGGCCCGCTCAGGTGAGACATTGCGACTGTGGGACTATGTCGATTTCAACGCCCAGCACACCAACGCCACAATGGTTGTTGACATGACTATGCTCGGACAGGCGTATGGGTGGGCGACGTATAACACGCCGCAGAGTCGGGCCGACATGCAGCGGTTCGCTGATTGGTGTGCCAACTCATTTAACAACATGTGGATAAAGTGGCCTGACTTGCACCGGTCGCATGCAGACTCAGGTCTGGCAAGTGGCTGTCGTGGTACGACCTGGATCAACACCACGTTGAATGCGGCTTATAATTGGTCGGTGCGCAGAAGCATCGAGCGCTTGCTCTATGTTCGGGCCGTGTTGTATGAGACTGACAAAGGTGATGACGTCTGGCAGTTGGTACGTGACTGGTTCACAGCGGCGCTGCTGTCACGTATGGCCCGGATCTGCGGCTATGAGGGTACCCCTTCGAAATGCTTCAACGGACCTGGGTTTGGTGAGTACCTCAAGCAGCTGTACGGTGCAGACGGCTCTGTGGTCGGCTGCAGCGCACGTAGCATTCCGATGCAAGTGGTGTCAAGCTGGCAGAATCGCACTTACCGCGACCCCATTGACACAGTGCTTGACTCGGCAGACCTTTTGGGCCTGCAGCTTCGCCGGGGGGTGTATGGCACGTGGGCCAACCGCGTCTTCCGCATGTGGAGCGAATATTGGGGGCAAATCAAAGTCGACGCGAACCGGAGGCATGTTGGTCTCGGGTTGTATGAAGATGCTGAACACATAGGCCCGACCCATGCCGGCCGCACAGTGTATTGGAAGCGCATACGAACAGAGCTGTGGCAACACATCGCGCACTTAGGTGGTCGACGGATCAGCGAAGTCTTACTGGACCCTTGCACCGCCGAGCTATGGGATCGCCACTTAGACCGTGGCTTATCGCCTATTGAGACGGCCGTCGCGCTGGGCCCAGCAACTCGTGTCCCTGCAAACGGCCTCACATCAAGGCCTCGCCTACCTGGGGCAC